ATGTAGTGCCTTGTCTTTACATTAATACATTTAACGAATGGAAAGATAAAGGAGATAGTCCAGGAAGACCGGTTGGTATTCATACTGATCCATCAATCATGAGTACAACAACTAGAGGAACCGATAACAAGGATAGACTTGAAAACGGTAACTATGTTGAAGATACCGGTAATCACTTTGTTTATATTTTGGATGAGAATTATAATCCATTAGAACAAGCATTGATAACTATGAAATCTACTCAAAAGAAAAAATCGAAGACATGGAATTCAATGATCATGTCTAGAAGAGCACAAGGTAAAAATGGAATGTTCAATCCACCATCTTGGTCAACTGTTTACAAGTTGTCTACTACCAAAGAATCAAATTCACAAAACTCTTGGTATGGATGGGTTGTAGAGTTTAATAAATTTTTAACTGCAAGTGATGAGTTAAAAACTTTAGAGACAACTCAAGCGTTTTATCAAAGTGCTATGAAGAGTGATATTTTCGGTAAAGTAAATTTTGACGATGATAATCAATCAGTAGGAAATACTAGCGCAAATAAAGAATCTGTTCCATTTTAAATTTTATGGAGGAGCAACTCTTAAAAATATTTGAGGGTAATTCTGAACTGTTCATTACTACTTCCTCAACAGGGGAAGTAGATGAACGGGGAAAGGTTCAAGTAGAAACATACACGGTCCACGAACCAGTTACTCTTAAATTATGGAAAGATCATTTAGAAGGTAAACAAAGAATAGGAATTAAGCCTGAGAAAGATGATGTATGTAAATGGGGATGTATAGATATAGATCCACAAAGTTATAAAGATTATTCACAAAAGAAAGTAATAGATATTATTAAAGACAATCAGCTGCCATTAGTAGCGGTTAGATCTAAGTCTGGTGGATTACATTTGTTTTTATTTTTAAAAGAATGGAGTCCAATAAAAGAAGTATTAAGTAAATTACATGAATGGAATAAAAACTTTTTTCAAGCTTTAGAAGTTTTTCCTATGAACAAATGTATGAACATGCCTTACTTCAACATGAATGCTACAACAGAATTTGCTTATAATGAAAATAACACACCTATTATGATAGGTAATTTTTTAGAATTAGTTGCAAAAAAAACTATCTCTTTAGAACAGTTATCAAATATCAAAGTAAAAGAATATGAACCAGAAGAAGATTGGAAACATTATCCACCATGTATACAAAAAATGATTATGGATAAATGGTCTGGCAATCATAGAAACGATTTGCTTTACAATGTTGGTGTATTAGAAATGAAAAAGGCTGACGGTAAAATAAACATAGAAGAGATGACAAATGTTTTACTTAAAAGAAATCAAGAAATTTTTATAACACCATTAGATATAAACGAAGTAAGAAACTCTGTTGCTAAATCAGTTACTAAAAAAGATTATAATTACAAATGTCCTCCTAAGTTTGGAGCAATTACACCCATATGTAATAAAGACTTATGTAAGTTACGTAAGTTAGGTATTGGCAGCCAAGTCCCAGATTTAATAGATGACTTTGATAATGTTGAGTTTATAAGAACTCCAACTACAATAGAGTTTACTTTTTCTTTTCAAGAAGAAAAAATTGTTGTCAATCCAGAAGATATGAAAGATGAAAAATCGTGGAGAGTAAAATTATTAAAGTATGGAATATTTTGGATGACACTACCTAGGCCACGTTCTGGACCATCACCCTTTGAAATGCTGATGTCTACAATTGTCAAGAAAGCAGTAGAGAATGAAAAGATGAAATTTGAAGATAATGTTGGTGAACAAAGATATAGTTTTCTTAAAAAGTTTTTTGAGAACCATATAGAAGAAGATGATTTTAAAAAGTTAAAAGATAACTATGTTGTCTTAGATTCTGAAACAAACATTTGTTATTTTAAAAGAATTACGTTTGAAAATTTTTTAGGTAAGAATAAAGTTTTTCGTTCAGCAAATGAAGCATTTAATTTGTTAGGTTGTGAAAGACTAGACTATCACCCAGGCAGTGGAGAAAAGAATGTTTGGTATGTTACAATGCCTAAATTTGTAGACTATAAACCAAATGTCCAAGAACAACCAAAAAAAACTAACCAACCATCAGAAATGGATGATGACTTCCACACAGGAAAATTTAGAACTTAAAATACTACAAGATCTATACAAGAAGACTATTAAAATATTTGGTCCACCTGGTACCGGTAAAACATATACACTTATAGAAAGAGTTTTAAAAAATTATTTAAGGAAAGGAGTGCAGCCATCTGATATAGCATATTTATCATTTACTAATAAAGCTGTTAACACTGCAGTTAAAAGAGCCCTTGAATCTTTTCCTAATTATTCAACAGAAGATTTTTTAAGATTTAAAACACTACACACTTATTGCAGAAGATATTTTCAAGAAGAAGTATTTGATCCTAAACATTGTGCAATTGATTTTGCATTACAGACTAAAATAATAAAAACTTCTGATAAGCGTTTAGCAGATGAAACATTTACTTTTAAGGATTGGTCATTAGGAATTTATAGTAAAGCTAGAAATTTATTAATGGATCCAGAGCAAGTCTATAAGAAAGAGACATATAAGAAAGACTCACTAACAGTGTTTAATCGTAAGATCTCTACATATGAACATTACAAGCAAGGTGGGGGAGAAAGATCTTTTATAGACTTTGATGATATGATTGAAAGAACAATTAAAGAGGTTGATTTTCCAAAACTTAAAGTTTTAATTTTAGATGAATCACAAGATTGTACGCCATTACAATGGTCAGTGATTTATAAAATGGCTATGAAATCTGATAGGATTTATTTAGCAGGAGATGATGATCAAGGTATTTATAAATGGAATGGTGCTGATCCAAAATATTTTACTACCTTTTTTCCTGGACGAAAAGTTAAATTAAGAAAGACTCAAAGATTCGGAGAGGCTATATATAAATTTTCCCAAGTAATAAGAAGAGGTATTAGAGATAGTGAAGAGAAAGAATATCTTCCAGGAAAAAGTCCAGGCTATGTAAAAAGTTATTTATCATTTAAAGAAATTCCTTTTGAGAATCTACAAGAAGATTGGTACATCTTAGGACGTGTTAATGAAACGGTCAATGAACTTAGAATGTTAGCTAAAGATGCAGGGCTTTATTACAAAGACAATAGAGAGAACAAATGTTTTGATGAAAAACAATGGGAGGCAATTAAAGCTTGGACAGCAATTACAAAAGATAAGAAGATAGATAAGAAACAAGCAAGAAACATGTTTAAGTTTTTAAGAGAGCTTTCTGATCCAGCTTTTAGATTAGATAAATTTTGGAGAGCAGAACCAGATTTTAGAGAATACAATTTTCAAGATTTAAAAGAATGGTGTGGATTAGAATTAAAAGATGATGATGCAAAGAAACCTTGGTATTGGATATTAAGAAGAAATTTTAAACCAAGACAAGTAAGACATTTTATTAGATTGTTAAGAAGGTATGGTCAAAAGGAATTAGATAAGGATCCATTAATTACAATTGATACAATACACTCTGTAAAAGGAGGAGAGGCTAATCATGTAGTGTTGTATAGCAAAGGTAACTATCCATCAGACTATGCACATAAATCAAAACAAGAAAAAAGTGATGAGAGAAGAGTTTGGTATACAGGTGCAACTAGAGCAAGAAAAACTTTACATTTATTAAGAACAGACTATAAGTTTAATTACCCAATTGGTGCAGACTATTTAATTTATGTCCAGGAGAAAAATGACAAATAAGAATATGTTCGAAGAGGCTTTTCCAGAGGACAAACAAATTGGGGGATCTCACTATAAAAAATTTTTCATACAACCTTGGACATTTATAAGAAAGAATGGCCTTAATCCTTTTCAAGCAAACGTAATAAAATATGTATGTAGATATTTAACAAAGGGTAAATCAGTAGAAGATCTTAACAAAATAAAACATTATTGTGATTTAGAAATAGAGCATTTAAGAGATGAACAAAAAAAATAATAATGCGCCTTGGGCTAATATGAAACTAATGACATCCATCAAAGAAAGTCATTACAAGTGGTGTCTTGATAATGGCAGAGATACATCTTGGTATCAAGATTTAAAAAATAAAAAAAATGTCAACAAAAAAAATTAAATGAGCAAAGGTTTACAATTAACTCTTACATTTAAAAAGGCTATCTGGAATACACCTAGTGAGTATAAGGACCTATCTAATGCAAAAGAAATAGCAATTGATCTTGAGACAAGAGATGAGGGTATTAATGAAAGGTTAGGTGCAGGATGGGCTTTAGGTAAGGGAGAAATTGTAGGATTTGCTGTGGCCGTTGATGGTTGGCAAGGATACTTTCCATTTGGCCATCTTGGTGGAGGTAACATGATACCTGAACAAGTTAAAGCTTATATGAAAAAAATTTGTAATTTACCTTGTCCTAAAATATTTCATAATGCTCAGTATGATGTAGGTTGGCTTGAAGCATCTGGTATCACGGTCAACGGCCCTATAATAGATACAATGATAGCAGCAGCACTTATAGATGAAAACAGATTTAGTTATTCATTAAATGCACTATCAGTTGATTATCTTGGTGAGATCAAAGCAGAAACAGAATTAAGAGAAGCTGCAGCAGCTCATGGTATAGATCCAAAGGCTGAGATGTGGAAATTACCTGCTGAACATGTTGGTTATTATGCTGAACAAGATGCAACACTTACATTAAAGTTATGGCAAAGATTTAAAGTTGAAATACAAAATCAAAGTTTACAAACTGTATGGGATCTTGAAAGAAATTTAATACCAGTCCTTATAAAAATGCGCCAAAGAGGAATACGAGTCCAAGTGGCAAAAGCTGAAGAATTACAAACAGAAATGAAGAACCAAGAGAAAGAAATACTATTGGCCATAAAAAAAGAATCAGGAATAGAAGTAGACATTTGGGCATCACGCCAGATTGCCAAAGCTTTTGACAAAATGAAACTAGACTATCCACGTACCGAAAAAACAAAAGAACCTTCCTTTACACAAAATTGGTTAAGTAATAATAAAAACAAAATAGCACAACTTATTGTACAAGCAAGAGAGGTTAATAAATTTCATGGAACTTTTTTAGCATCGATAATGAAGTACCAAGTTAAAGGAAGAATACATGGAGAAATACAACAACTTAGATCTGATACTGGAGGGACAGTATCTGGTAGATTGTCTATGAGCAATCCTAACTTACAACAAGTACCTGCTAGAAATAAAGACTTTGGTCCTAAGATAAGAAGTTTATTTATTCCAGAAGAAGGCCATCAATGGGGTAGTTTTGATTATTCACAACAAGAACCAAGAATGACAGTACATTATGCAGCATCAATTGGAGATGGTTATGAGGGATCAAATGAATTAGTGGATGCATACAAAAATACTGAGGCTGACTTCCATCAAACGGTAGCTGACTTAGTTGGTATTGAAAGATCCCAGGCTAAAACAATTGGCCTTGGTTTAATGTATGGGATGGGTAAAAATAAATTAGCCTTATCACTTGGAGTAAGTAAAGATGAAGCTGATAAACTTATTGTTAAATATAATAGAAAAGTCCCATTTGTAAAATTACTTTCTGATAGATGTAAATTTAGTGCAGATGAAAAGGGAGTTATAAGAACTAAAAAAGGTAGAAAGTGTAGATTTGATTTATGGGAGACAAAAGATTTTGGATTACATGTTGCTGAAAAATTTGATGATGCAGTAGCTAAATATGGGAAAGATAATATAAAAAGAGCTTACACTTACAAAGCATTAAATAGACTAATTCAAGGATCTTCTGCAGATCAAACAAAACAAGCAATGTTAGATTGTTATGAAGCCGGTCACTTACCTATGTTACAGATACATGATGAACTTTGTTTTAATATCAAAGATGACAAACATGCTAATGAAATCAAGAAGATAATGGAGAACGCAATAGAATTTAAAGTGCCCTCTGTAGTAGATAAAGGTTTAGGAGATAGTTGGGGTGATGCTAAATAAAAGAAATTTACCACATGATAATAAAGACTTGATTGCATACGCAGCTGGTCTCTTTGATGGAGAAGGTAATATTAATTATGCACAATACAATTGTAGAAATCCAAATGGTAAGACTTATAAAAAATGGAATGTTGGAATGGAAATTGCTATGACAGACTTAGAGTGCATAAAAAATTTTTACGATATAGTTAAAGTTGGTACTATACATTTCAAAGGAAAAGCAAAAGGATCTATGAATAGAAAAGATCAATGGAGATGGAGATGCTCTCACCGTAAAGCTTATTACTTAGCACAATTATTTTTACCATATAGTGTTAGTAAAAGAAAAAAATTATATGCTATTATAAACCACTATCAGTTTATTTTGCCGAAACGACTCCTAGGAGAAAAGTTTAATTTTTTAAAATCTAAAACTTAACCTGTTGCAGCTAAGTTTTCTTGAACATCTTGATACTTAATCTGGTTTCTTTTAGATCTAATATCAGACTCAATCTTAGTCATACCAGTATGTACACCACCATGTGTCATTAACTCTGATGACCACTTATGCTCAAGATGTTGTAGTTGTTTTAACAACTGTATCTTTTCTGGACTCATTTTTTAGTTCCTCATAAGTTAAGTGAACCTCGGTGTTTCCTGTAAAACCATCTTCAATAATTTCACACTTACCCTGATCCACCAATTGTGAAAACTTATGTAATGCTGCCATATCATTTTCTGCCTCGACTACTTGGTCTACACGCATATTGTTTTGATAAGCTATGATACGATAAGCCTTCATGAGATAGTATAGGATATTTTAAAAGAATGGTCAACATCATACCCTTCTTGGTTGATAGCTATACAATGTGCATCGTATTGGACCAAAGAACCCTCTCTACCTACCATCTTGCTTTTTTGAGCTCTACCTACAGCATAGGCCATATTAATGCATGTCTGTCGATCTGAGAGGTTATCTCTTATGTATTGGCCACATTTTATTTCATTATTTATATTAAAACAAAAACTACTTAATAATATAAATTTTAAGATCATTATTCTTTATACTTTTTTATAAGTCTAGTGCAATATTGTTTGACATATTAAATTATCCCATATATGTAAGATTTCATGAAAAAACAAAAAAGTAAAAGTCTAATACTAAATCAAATGATGTCAGATACTGACGAAAAACTAGCAGCTATACCAGATTTCGATGCAAGTGGTACTCCGATAGAATTCACAACGGATTACGATATGTATATTGATGGTATTGCAAATATAAAATTTATTGAAGGGGAAAATCATATTCATTATCCATTTGATAAAACCATAGCTACACTTTTAGTAGAGGACGAATTACAAAACAGAAAAGACGAACCAACAATGGAGGACTTAAATGACAATTGAAACAAATACTAATTCAAATATTTTACCTTTAGGGCAAAAGCCTCAAGGTGATGAGTTTGATGCTGCATTATTAAAGTTAGAAAATACTTTTAACGTATTAATTAATAGACTTAATGCATTAGAAGGAAGTCTAAAAGTATTGCAAGAGACTAACAAAAAATTAGAATCAACTGTAGCTTTATTAGATCCCTTTAAAGAATTTAAAGAAAAGCCTTTAGTTTTAACACCAGACATGGAGGTCAAAGATGGATATAAATAAATGGAAGTCAGTTGCAATTAAAAAATATGATTACGATTTATTAAAAGGTCTTTGCAAAGAAAAGTTTAGAGCTCCAGGTGCAATGATCTCAAAGATATTAAGTGATTATGTAGATCATCAAGCAAGGAAGAATAAAATTCCTAATGCAGTATTTCGTACAAAACTTTTAAACGGAGATGCAAATGGTGGAAAAAAAGATAAAGGGTAAAGAATTTTTTACCATTGAATTAGATCTAGATAAGAATAATATTACACTATATCTTAATGGAGAACTTAGAAACAAAATACATACGGTTAAAGCAGAACCGTTATTTGACCGTATGTTAAAAATAGCTAAACTTAAATTTCTTAAAATGAGAGATCAAGTTGAACAAGCTTAAAGTAATAGATTTATTCAGTGGGATAGGAGGCTTTTCATTAGGTTTGCATTCCACTGATATATTTGAAACAATAAAATTTGTAGAGTTTGATAAATTTTGCCAGAAGGTATTAAAGAAAAATTTTCCAAACGTACCAATAGAAGGAGATATAAGAAATGTCAAAGGAGAAGAATTTGAAGCAGATGTCATTACTGGAGGATTCCCATGCCAACCCTTCAGTGTTGCAGGAAGACAGAAAGGAACAGATGACAACCGTTATCTCTGGCCAGAAATGTTTAGACTCATTAAAGAAGTTAAACCAGAATTCGTTATTGGGGAGAATGTGCAAGGACTTGTTAACCTCCAAAACGGAATGGTACTCAGACAGGTGCAAGACGACTTGGAAGCTGAAGGTTTCGAAGTCCAATGTTTCCTTATTCCAGCTTCAGGCATCGGTGCTTGGCACAGAAGAAACAGAGTCTGGATTGTGGCTCACTCCAAGCACAATGGATATCTCGCAGCGGAGTCCAGATGCAATGAGAAAAAGAATAGAGATGAGAAAAAAAACAGGGAGGACATCAATACCTCCAGGAAGTCTATCGGAACAAGTGCAAACGGGGAGACCAACAAAGGATATGAGAGAAGTGATGGATATAAAAACGATGAAGATGTATCCAACACCGAAAGAGAGAGATTACAAGGGGGGAGAGGGCAAGAGAGTAGTAGAGACAGAGAAAGGATTTCAAAAGATTCGAAAAAAAACAGGACAGAGATTTGGAGCCAGTCTGAACGATGTGATGGAGTATCAAGAGATGAAAGTGAAAATGTATCCAACACCGAGAGCATCAGGAGAGGAGAACCCAGAAACATTGATCAAGAGGAAGGGATACAAGAAAGCAGCACAACACAATCTAACAGCAGCAGTGAAGATGTTTCCAACACCATCAGTGGTCTGCGAAAAAGGAGGGGAGCAATCAGACAGAGTAGAGCAGACAAAATCTGGGGGTTTTATTCTGAGGAAGAAAAACAAACCAAC